ACCTCCTCGCGCGTCATGCGCATGAGGCCCTCGAAGCCCATATCCTTGTGCGCGCCCTCGATCGCCTGCCACTTGAGCCCACGGTCGAGAATCAGCGTGCCGAAGGCGTTCTCGGTCCCCGTCCAGTTGTCGGCCACGTCCTGCTCAAGGCGCTGGAACTCGTTCTCGTTGATCGTCTGATCGGTTGTGAGGATGCCGCCCGGTGCTGCGCCGCGATCGAAAAACCGCGAGTTCCACGTCATGGCCGCGATCATCGACTGCGCAGCGACGCGCACCGGAGCGAGCGGAGAGAGGCGGCCCCCGATCGGTTCCCGTGGAGAGAAGTAGGTGATCGGGATCACCATCTCGGGGGCCAGCGCAACCGTCTCCTCATAGCTCCGGTACTCCCAGCCCTTCAATTCCCCGTTGGCCAGGATCACCGGCTGCACGCGATCGGGGCGAAGCGGCCAGAGGCGCGGTTTCGGGAGGCCGATCCCGTTCAGGAGGTACGCGCCTCCGGCCAGCTCAAGGTAGGTGACAATGCACTCCATCAGCTCGTCACCCGACATGCACCAGTTGGGATCATTGAGGATAGCGAGAGCGGGGTGATCCTCGATCTCATCATCACGGGGATCTGGACCACGGCGAACGACTCGCGGTAGGCCGGCAATGTCCATGGCCACGCGAGACACCGCGCCGTAGATCCAGCCGAGCCGCTCGTAGAGAGAGATCGCGCCAAGGGTCTCGCTCGCGCCCTCGACGGAAAACAGCGTACCGCCCGAAGGTGGCGTGATCCTGAGCTTGACGGAGCGTGGACGCGGAGCCCTAGTGATCTCGGGCTCGGCTGCCGCAAAGGAGAAGGCTACTTGCTCGCTGATCGGTCTCCCCGCCCCGGTTGCCACCGATGGCGTTGCGAGACGTAAATCACAAGTCCGTGCGCTTTGTCAATAACACAAACATGTTTGCTATTCTCCTGTATGCATCAAAAGCGACTCACGCCGCCTCGCATGGGTTGCACCGGGCGCAGTACCGGGCGGGATAGCCGTCGCACCGTAGGAGCCCGGTCGCCGCCTACAACTTGGGCGGCATAGGCCAGCACGTCGACCTGATCGTCGTGGTATTCCGCGTCGGGGCGCCTTCCGTCCTCAAGGGCGCCGGGTCGGGTGGTCCCGTCGGGCTCTCCCGTGAACGAGAGCAGCTCAGCCTCGAGGTTGGGAACCCACGGCGCCCCTTCGCGGAAATAGACCGTCCCGGCAGCCATCCGCGCCTGGAGCGGGAGCGAGCGGCTGAACTTGTCCCGATCGGCGATCAGTTCCCGCACCGGGAGCCCATCAGCCACCGCAGCCTGGACGAGCGCGAGCTGGTAGCCGGTGCGCTCGATCCAGACGGTGCCGAGGCGGTTCGAGGTCACCGCCCGCCGGATCGCCGGCACCTGATCGGGACCGCTCAGCCGCCGCCGGTCCAGGTCGAGGAGGAGCAAGTCCCGGTCGGGCGATGCGTGGCAGGAGCCGATGACCGTGTAATCCGCGGTGACCTTGAGCGACGCCGCGAGGTCCACCGTCCCGAACCGGAACCCCTGATCGACGCCGACCGTCTTCCCGCCGTCCAGGTCGAAGGCGAACCCGCCCTCCATCTCCCGGTAGTACCGGAACCAATCGGCCTTGAAGATCGCGCCCTCGGTGTCAATAAACTCGGCAAGGTACTCCTGCCGGAAGAGGAGCGGCGCTATCGTCTGGCGGGCCTCCTCGATCTCATCCGGGTAGATGATCGGGTTAGCCGAGGTCGGGTAGCGCCAGGACTCCCAGCCGGGGCGGGACTGAGCGTCGAGGAAAAGCCGCTTGAACCACTTGCCGTTCCGCTTGTAGGACGGGGTTGAGATGAAGATCGCCCAGCCGCGGCGGTCGGATAGGGCGGGACGGAGCACCTGCCACACTTCCTCCGATTGGTGCGCCGCCTCGTCGATCACCAAGCCGTCAAGTCCTGGACCGCGGAGCGAGTCGGGCTCATCCCCCGACCGGACGGAGATCTCCCCGCCGCCCTGGAACATGAGCTGGCGCAGATTCTCGACCTTGTGCGTCCATGCCCCGTTGAGGGTCGCCTTGAGCCACGGCCAGATGATCAGGTTCGCGAGTTCAGCCGTGCGGGTCACCCACCAGATGCGCTTCCCCCGAAGGCCGCCAGGGAACATGGGGAGCCCGTTGGCGAGGATCGGGCCGTGGCCAAAGGTGACCGCCCATCCGCCGATGCCTTCCGTCTTCCCGAACCGCCGGCCGCAGCAGGCGACCTTGAACCGTGCGTCCGAGTTGAGGATCGGTACGTGCGGCGGGAGGGGCTCCCGAAGGTCAATCGACGGCATCCATCCTCGGGGGCGGGGCACCGACCGAGGAGTCGCGTCGGAGGTCGTCCACGGTCGGGAGCTGGCGGTTACAGCGGCGATCGTACGCGGCGATGATCCCGGCGCGATCCCATGAGGCCCGCCAGGAGAGCGGGGCGATCCCAAGCCGGGCTCGGGCCGCCTCTCGAGTGCGGCGGTGGATCCCGATGGCCAGGCGGGCGCGGTTGAGCCGCCGCTTGGCGAACCGCGGCAGCGGATCCCACTGGCGCACCATCTCGGCCAGGACGAGGAGGAACAGGGGGATGAGGGCCACAGCAAGGACGGCGAGCGGGGTCATGGCAGGAGAACCCGGATGGTGCGCGCCGCCCGGCGCTGGCGGGTGATCGCGCCCTTCCGCTCAAGCGCATCGAGGTGCCCCATGGCTACGCGCGTCGAGTGCCAGCCGAAGGCTCGCACGATCTCTCGGAGCGTGGGCGAGTAGCCGTGCTCGGCAACGTAACCCGAGATCATGGACAGGACTTCCCGCTGCCTACTCGTGATCTCCTTCACTGATATTCTCATCGGTTCCCCTTTGGCCGTTTCCATTCCCGCCAGCCGGGAGCACCTCGGCTGGCACCTCGATCGCCCGCTTTGCCATCCAGTCGGTTGCACCTATGACGTTGATGGTCAACACGTTAACCGATGGAGCATTGCCCGCGAGATCGCCGCGGAACTCCCCGATAGCGCGCGCGTAGGGAAGCGCCTGGTTGATCGCCTTCAGGGCGAGGTGCTTCGCCTCGCGGTCGTGGGTCAACTCGGCCTCGCGCGCCATCCGCTTGAGCATGCCGTAGAACTCCCGAAGGTCGGCGATGAGGTCGGAGTTGGGCGACTCAAGCTCTCGGCGGTAGGCGGCGGCAAGCTCGGCGGGCATCCGCTCGACGTATCGCCTGACCGATTCCCGCCCGACGCCGAACTGGCACGCTATAGCACGGAAGGGAACACGCGCCAGGATGGCCTCCTCGATCTCCCGGCGCCGCGGGTGGTGCTCTACTAGCCCAGGACGACCCGCCATGCCTACTCCCCCAGAGAATCGTGTCCTGTGGCCCCTGGCGCATTCCTCGACGCCAGGGGTCGGACAAGTCGAACACCACGATATCGGTAGACGCACGAGAGACCGCGAGCGTCGTAGCCGAGCCAGTAGACATGAACCGGGACTCGGGTTGTGGTCGTGCCCGGCAGGGAAAGGCCACAAGGGGAGACGTGGACGATGCGCGGCATGGTGGCGGGATCGAGATCGTAGGCGCTGCCATCCTCGGGTCCACCTAAGAACTGTACGCGCACCCGCTTGGCAACCATGGCGACTTCGCTTTCTTCCGGTTGTAGCAAGCTATCGCACCTTGGGATGGGATAAGTCAAGTCGCGCCCTCCGCGCGACTAGGGCGACCATGATGCGGGTCGAGAGGTCGAGGAGGGTACAGGCCATGGCGGGGTCTCCTCCCGTGGTGGCTGCCCAAGGGCGTGGAACCGCCCAAACTTGAGCCCGCTTGCGAGCCCATGAAGCCCAAGCGGCGAGGTCTCGCTGGTAGGTGTCCTCGTCGTCCCAGGTGATGGCCTGGTTCCGATAGGCGATCTCCGAGATGGAGTCGGGAGTGGGGAGTGGGGAGGTCATTGGGGGGTCACCCTTGTTGCAAGGCTCCTTGGCCCCGACCGCGTACCTTGTTGCATGTTGCACGCCCCCCCTATAGGGGGCGTGCTGCAACAAGGCTCAGCGGGGGGCCTTGTTGCGAGACAAGCAAGCGCAACAAGGCCGCAACATGGCTTGCAACAAGGCCGTGCAACAAGGCTATTCATCTCTGTGCTCCATCCCGGTGAACCAGAGATCAGAGACTTTCCCGTTGCGCGACATGCCTCCGGGCTCTGAGTGAACGCGTCCTTCTAGCCGTAACGCCTTGAGATGCCTAGACATCGTGGCCTTATCGTAGGGTTTCCCGGTTTTAGGGTTGAACGGCAGCAATTCTGAGAGCTGGGAAGCCGTAAGGCCGGGATTGGTCTTAATGATCTCGTCCAAGTCATCACGGACGAGATCCTTAGCTTCGGTTGGGGTAGGCGGCCGGTCGATGCGTTCAAAGGTACCTTCCGGGGTCTGCTTTAGGTAGATCGGGTCGATGGGGATGCCGAGGTTAAGCTTTTTGATCATGAGGCAGACGGTGCCACGGTCGGAGGTGAGGTTGAGGACGGTGTTGGGGTCGCTCAGGAGGCGGGATGAGCCGCGGGGATGCTGGGAGCCAAGCTCGGGGTTCGGGTGCCCCTCGTGATGGTTGAGGATTACCAGGGGGCCGCTGGCGGCGAGCTGTTCGGCGATAGAGAGGACTTGGCCCATTTCCTGGGCGGCGTTCTCGTTGACCGAGTGGGCGCGGGAGAGCGGGTCGAGGACTACTACCTGGATCTCGAGGTCTCGGATCCAGGCGAGGAGGGCGGGGAGGGTGAGTGGATGGAGGAGGTCGATTTGGCCTTTCAGGGTTGGGCGGCAGACGATGTGAATGCGGGAGAGGGCGGCGGGGTCGCTGCTGGACAGGGCGATGAAGCGATCCCCGATGTAGTACCGGGGGAGTTCCAGGGAGATGAAGCCGACGGTGCAGGGGCTGGGGATGGGGATGTCGAGCCAAGGGCGGCCGGCGGCGATGGCGTGGGCGAGCTGGAGGAGGAGCCAGGTCTTTCCGAGGCCGGGCTGGCCGTAGAAGACGGCGACGGTGCCGTGGACGAGGAGTCCGTCCCCGACGATGGATGGCGGTTTCTCGCCGAGGTTAGCGACGATCGAGGCGGCCGGTTCCGAGGCGCGGGCGATCCACTGCTCGAGTTCGCCGTGGCCGTTGCGTTCGAGGGCGGTCAGGGTAGAGCAGACGGTCGAGGCGAGTGAGGCGAAGCGTTCGGGGAGGAGATCCCCGGAGGTATAGAGTTGGGCGCCCAGGAGGAGGGTTTGGATCTGATCCGAGTAGAGTCGCTTGGCCTGGGCATCCATTCGGGGGCTTCCGTTTTCCTTTGGGGCACGGTCCATGTGCGAGCGAAGGATGAGAAGGGGGATGCGGGGGCGGTCGCCGCGTTGACCGTCGAGGGCCGCCCCCGCGGGCTCGGGATTGTCGGGTTGTGGGATCAGGTCATCGACCACCTCCTTTCGTGGGTTGAACGGTGCCCCAACCATGACTGCCCGGACCGGCCGCGCCGCGCCCAACCATGCCTTGCCTCGCCCGGCCGTGACCTGCCTCGCCCTGACTGCCCCGCCCCACCTAGCACCGACACGCCCCACCGGGCCACGACGGGCCACGACGGGCCCTGCCCTGACTGCTCTGCCAAGCCGCGCCCGACACTGCCGAGCCGGGCCCCGTCCTGCCACGCCTTGACTGCCACGCCGGGCCCGGCCTAGCCCCGCCTTGCCCTGCCGTGCCGTGACTGCCAAGCCAAACCTGGCCGAGACCGGCCCGGCCGTGCCATGCCCTGACTGCCACGCCTGGCCATGACGTGCCTCGCCCCGCCCTGCCTAGCCCGGCCCGGCCGTGCTAGGCCACGCCGTGACTGCAGCGCTCCGCCACGCCGTGCCGCGCCTTGCTAGGCCATGACTGCCTCGCCGCGCCTTGCCTTGACACGCCACGCCAGTCACGGCCCCGCCCTGACTGCCCCGCCTCGCCTAGCCCGGACACGCCTTGCCCCGCTACGCCTAGCAACGACTGCCCCGCCATGCCTGACCCTGCCGGGCCTTGCCCTGCCGAGCCCGGCCATGACTGCCTCGACTCGCCTTGATTTATTCGGGGGTTTCGACAATGAATCCAGATGTACTGGAAGGTCGCCAGGGTCCAATGCCGGTGCGGCCATCATCCTTCGGCGGGCGCGCACCCTTCTTCTTTCCCCGCCGATTCGACTTGTGGTAGGACTCGCGCGCCTTCCTTCCCGCCTCGATCAGCATCTCCACTTCCGTAGCAAAGCTGGCGATACGTTCGTAACGCTCCTCCCACGCTTCGTGTTCTTTCAAGGCATTCGTGACGACCTGCTCTCGCAAGTCTTGGTCAACCATGATGTCTTTGGTCGCGCGGTAGGCTCGCTCCTGATGTTTCACCACGGGGAAGTAGGCACGGAACGATCGCTTCGTTCCCTTCGTGGTGACGATGATTTCCACGATGCTGCGCATGAGATAGCGGGCAGTGGAAATGCGATCACGCTGCGCCGCTAGAGTGTCGTTCCACTCGAACTCCCCGTGGTGGGGAGCCCGCGTATCGCGGGCATCCTCCACCACGGCCTCCGGGTCGAGCTTCCCTCCGTTCCTCTTGCGCAGCTCTGCGAACCGCTTGCCGACGGCGGTCGCATCGGACTTGATCCTGGCGCCGTCAGCCCATTGATAGGACTCCAAGGCTAGCCCTCCTTAACGGCAAACATGCCATGCGTGCCGTTCTTCTGTGGACGCCAGTCTCCGACACCGATGCAGAACCCCGCATAGTTCAGGAGGTTGGCGATCTGCTCGATGGACATGACGCGCGGGTTGTAGAGGATGCGGAGCTTGCATTCCCAATTCTCATCGTGTTCGCCACGGTAGCGGATATCGGGCTTGCGCTGACCGATTCGGACGATGTCCTCACGGATATGCGGCTTCACCTTCTCAACGGGGATCAAGTCACCCAGGACGTAGAAGGCGCCCCGCGCGACAACCTTGGTGATCCCCGGCAGGAAAGAGCACGCATCGACAGCGGCCAGCTTGAAGGCCGATGCCGGGATGCAACTGCGCCCAGCCGAGTCGAGGTAGAGGCTATCCCGGTAGTCCTGTTCGGGATCTTTCGCTTCGCGAGGCTCATCGGCCTGCTGCATGTGCTTCTGCAGCATGATCCGCTTGTTCTTGACCGACCACTTGTGTGGGATGTGAGAAGTTCTCCCGCTCACAGTGAGGGTCGTCTCCTTGAGTTCGATCTTCGGAATGGAGACGATCTGCTCTCCCTTGGGGCCCTTCTTTGCTTTCTGCTCGAGGATAGCGGTGGCGACTTGCTTGGCGCCGTTTCCGGCATCCCTGGCGAGCCGATTGATGGTTGCCGCTTTCATTCCTTTCCCTCCCATCCGATGACGGCCAGGGCCTCGTCGAGCGTGGACACGATCGCGTAGGCGCCGGGCCAGGTTTCAGCGAGTCGTTTCTGTGATGGCTGGATGCGTGACGGTGAGCGGCGGTCGGGCCGTTTCACTTCCAGCAAAATCGTCTTTCCGCGGTAGCCGACGGCGAGGTCGGCCTCGGCGTTGAGGACGAGCACACCGATCTCGAGGGCGCGGAGGCCCGCGACGATGGCGGCCTGGTTCGCGTCGGCCTTCCGCGCGCGCCGGGGCTGGACGGTCATGATTGGGCGCGCCTCCACGCGGCACGGCGGGCGCGGTTGTTGCGGCGGCGGCGCTTGGACGGCGATCTATGCAGGCGGGTACGGCCGAGCGGCCATTGCTTGTCACCGACCATCTCAACGTAGGCGTCGGTCGGCATGATGACGCCAACTTGAGACGGTGGAATGCGAAAAAACTCGACTTGCAGAGCCCGATACTCGGCCATGAACCTCCTGAACGACTCCGCGTTGAACGACTCGACCGGCACGACGTAATGCCGCATGCGCTCCGGAACCATTGCAGCCAGCGTTTCGAGCGCCTTCCCGGCGAAGGGCAGGGCGCACAGGGCGGCAAAGAAGCGGCGGCGGTCCATCACGACCGCCTCAGCACGTCGATGGAGAGCGGGCCGATGCAGGCGTGGAAGGGCCAGGGGCCGGAGACACGGTAGGCGTGGAAACCCGGCTCGAGGCAACGCGGGTAATGCCGCCCGATCCGCACGCGCCACGGCCCGCGCTTCCACCGCTTCCATGCCCACGCGGCGGCGAAGGCGGCGGCGAGGATCGCGGCGGCACGGAGCGCGTCGGGCGCGATCAGGTAGTACCACCAGGGCTCGGGGATCATCACTTTTCCCCAAGCAGGCGGCGCGCGGTTCCGGTCATGTAGAGATGAGCCGCTTGCGACACACCGTAGAGCGTCCGCATCTCGGATGATTGGTCGTCCGGCTGTATGCACTCCATGCGGATCCTGAAGTCAATGCCGCGCACGATCACCCATACCGGCGAGTTTGCCCATCCCGGCCCCGACGCGCTCTCTGCAAAGGCGGTGATGATCGTCTCGCCTTCGGCAATAGACTCGATCATCACTCCCCCACTATCCGCGCCAGCGCGGCGTCGTCCATAGCCTGCACTTCGCTGACCAACTGGCACATGTGCATGTGCGCGTCGTCCCCTACGCGACGACGCGGCTGCGTGACGTGCGCCACGATACGGTCGCGCACCTTCCGCGCGGCGTCGAGGCGGGCGGCGGCGATGCGCTCCTTGAACTGCCTCTCCATCGCGGCCATTTCCTCGGCCACGGGATCGTGGTCGGGTTCAAACGGATTGGGTGTGTCCATCATTCCTCGTCCTCCATCGCTGCGGCCCAGGGGATCGGCTTGTCTCGCCACGACGCGAAGTCTGCCCGTTCCGCCCGCACGGCGCGCTCGATGCACTCGGCGGCGAGTTCAGCGGCGTGCGCCCAAGGACTTGTCCCCATCATCTGCGCGTTGTGCATCGCCGTCTCTATCCACTCCACGAATCGGGCGCGGTCGGGGTCGGTCATGGCTGTTCCTCCCGCGCGGAGGCCTCGATGGCCCGTATCGTTTCCGTTCGATCTATCCAGTCTCGTTGGTGGACGTAAGTAGAAGGGGCGGCCCGCGCGATGGCCGCCGCCTTGGCGTAGGCTTCGGCCTTGCCCGCGGCGTAATGCACCGACTGCTCGATGCTCTGGCTGATCTCCGCTGCCGTCCTGAGGATCTTGCCCTCTGGCCCCAGCAGCACCCGGCGCGCCGCCTCGGGGACCAGGGCGAGGCACTCGTCGTCGCTGACTTCCCACCATCTGCCGACATGCAGGCCCCTGGCAATTCCAGCGCGCACGGCGGCGATCATCGCCGCGCGGGGAGTGAGGGGATGGGGAGACGCTGCGGTACTCTCCGCAACTCCACCGGCCGAAGCAACTCGGGAGTCAGCCGATAGAAGGTTGGACCCCGTCTCCCCAATCGAAAGCGGGGGCTCGGCCAGCATCTCCCGCTCGCACCGCTCAGCCCATCCGGTAATGCGAGGTAGCGGGGGCTCGGTCTGCTGCGCCCCAAGGACCGATGGTTGGGTAGGCCCGGACACCCCCGCAGTCACATTGGCGCGGGGTCCGCTGTCCCCGGCACCGGAGTCGCGTACACGGGCATCACCTCCCGTCGTCACCTTCTCGATGGTTGTATGCACGACGCGGACCTTTCCAAGCTGGCGATCCACTTTCTCTAGAACCCACGCCACGTTGTCCTCTGCAAGCGCCCACTCCTTAAGTTCAGGAGTACCATCTCGCGCTTCCTCGTAGGCGTAGTGGTATGCCCACGCGGCTGCGAAGCGGGCGATGGCGAGGTCGCGCTCGGCGCTCATGGCTTGGCCTTCTTCCATAGTTCGGCCAGCACAGCCTGGCATGCATCAAACTCAATCTCTGCCTTGTGTAGCCTGTCCTTGAATCCAGGAGGCAACTCAACGACTTTGCCGGCGGTGTATCCTTCAATGTGATCGACAATCCAATAGACCGGCCACCATTCGTCCTGGTCCACGCGCGCTTTCATCGTGCCACCTCGTAAGTAGGGCGGCGGGGCGAGGACGGGTATCCCGCGCCGTCGAGCCGGTTAGATGGCGACTCTCTCGGCGTGCCCCGCCGCAACTCGTACTTGGCCGCGCGCAGCAACTCGAGCCCGCTCCGCGCCTCCAGGGTCAGCCCGATCCACGCGTGCTGGTGGCGCAGCCGCTCGGCTTCCCGCTCGCAGATCAAGTCAAGGATCGCCGCCGCCTGCTCGTAGGTCAGCGAGATGCGTCCGGTCATTGGCTCGTTCCTCTTCTGGCATGGCGGCGCGCCCTGAATTGTTCCCACGCATCGCTCTTTGGTTGCGCCATGCCTAGTCCCTTGCACCACCAATCGTTTCTGAGTAGCACCTTGCACATGCGCCGCCATGACGGCGACCAGCACTTTGCTTCAAGTTCAGGCGGCGCCTCGTCTGGAATATCTTGATAACCACGTCTACGCCATCCCACGATGAACTTTTTGAATCTGATGGTGTAGTGATCGCGTGTCTTCTTTGGCATCGTCTGCAGTAGTAGATTGCAGAAACTGCGCCATGTGTGATGAGGCGGCTTGGTAATCTTCCCGTAGCCGGCGACATTGCCCTTCTCTTCAACGTACATCGCCCCGGAGTTGGCACCGTTCACTCGCGCCACTAGCTTGAACCAGGTGGCAGGCTCCAGGATGTGATAGAGCCACAAGCCGCGCCGTTGATCGTCACCGAATGGCTGGCACAGTCGTTGACTTGCAAGCGGGACGCCAGCTAGGTGCATTTTATCGTAGATGCGGTTGTGCGCTAGGTGCGGGTACTTCGCGTGGAAGCGCCAGATATCCTGAGTAGTCCAGTCGTAGATCGGATAGATGTTATAGGTATCGGCCACGATCTTCGTGGTCCATCGATGGCCGCGGAAAGTAAGGTTGCGCTTCTCCCATGTTGCCACCGCGCAGTAGCGATGCAAGCTCTCCTGGGCTCGAATACCGATGAACCCGGCGGTGCGCTCGCCCTGTCCGTACCACTCCCCGAACAGCACGATGAACTCCTCGAACTCCATCCCCGGCACTGCGAATGGATAGTCGTGCTCCGTCTTAGCGCCCACCGGCTTCTCGCGCACCCAGATATCGCGTTTTTCTGGATCCCAGCACGTCCAGCGTGGTTCATAGTTCGTGACGGCATTCCGCAGGAGCATGGGCATCGCGATCCAGTGGGGATCGATGTAGTCCCGATAGCGTCGGAACATATCCTCCACGTGCGCTATCGTGTCGGCGTACTGCGCCTCGAAGTCAATGAACATGACTCCGACCTTCCGCTGGCGCTCTTTGGCCGCTTCCATGACGAGATGCAGGAGGACGCTGCTATCCTTCCCGCCCGAGAAGGCGACATATGCGCGCGGGAAGTTGTCCATGATGATCGCGATCCGCTCGCGCGCGGCTGCAAGTACATCCTTGTCCGAGAACTTCTTGATCGCCATCAGTAGATCTCCATCTGGCGATCGTAGGAGTATGCTTCTTCCATCGTGACCGGATCGCGGCCGTTGTCCTTGAGCCAAGTATTCAGCGCGGTGAGCGCCGTCTCATTGGCGAGCCGTTGCTCTTCTTCCGAGAGAAGGTAGAACCCGCTCCGATAGACCGCTGGAATCCCAAGCGCGTAGCACGCTGCCGCCTGACCTAGCCACGCGATCCGGTTCATAGCGCGGTTCGTCAAGTAGTGCTCGCATGAATGCTTCCACTCGTGGATCACATGGTCGAGCGCATCGGCAAAGGCGGGAAGATCGGACAGGAACTTGCGGTATGCCTCCTCGCACTCCATGCGAGTCGTTCCCTCCTTGCTGCTCGCGTAGAACCCGGCCTTGTAGCACTCCCACTTGTCGTAGGTATGGAAGATCCTGGTTTCATCATTCGTGTTCACCGTGCGGACCTGCACCTCGGCCTCAAGTTCCTCTAGGTCGTCGGTCAACTCCTCGAAATCGTTCTCCGTGATGGCGCCTTCGACGGTCCACGACTTCGAAAACTCCTGATCGGAGAAGACGTCGGCTAGTCCCGTTATCTGACAGAGACGAAGGATCTCGTCCTGATCCATGCCGAGTTCCCTGGCGATCCGCTCGTCCGTCCAGTTGCGCCGCTTGAGTTCAACTACGATATCCGACATGGCTTCGACTTGGTGCTTGCCTCGGGCCCGATTGTGCCGGATCGTGGCCGCGATGCGATCTCCTCGGTCCTGTCGTTCTGCGTTGATGATCGAGAGCGGGATATAGCCCTTGATCCGAGAGCGAACAGCGGGAGACTCGCGGGCCACCCGGTTACGGTGGAACCCATCTACCACTTCGTAGTGGTCGCAGTTCTTCCAAGCAACGATCGGTTGCGTGTATCCATCTTCATGGATCGAGTGCTCAAGCAGGCGCATCTCTGGAGGAGCTACGCTGTTGGGGTTGTAGTCATTAGCCTTGACGCTCTCGAGCCTGATCCACTGAACACAATCTACCGGCTCAGTCGCGAACGGGCTTATCTTATGAAGCATGACGCGCAGCAGGTTGATCGTCTCGATTTTGGACTCAAGCGGCTGATTCTCGATCTCCGCGAAGAGTTGCTGCGCGCGCTCGATGATGCTCCCGCCGATCAGGTCGAGTTGCATTTACCGCTCCACATGCTCGATCAGCGCCGCGAGCCCACAGCAGGCGAGGATGACAACCGAGACGACGGCGACTATCAGCGTGAACATCTCCCATCCCTCCCTGGATCTATCCGCGCGCGCTCGGGCGGACACCCTCGTGCGGCTCGGCCGCCTCGATGCGCGCGAAGATGTCGTTGATCTCGTCATCCATGACGGGTGCTACCGGATCCCACGTGGCAGGGCGGCAGCCGGCCGGTGCGGGCAAGAAATACCCAGGGCCGAAGGTCGAGTAGTAGACGTCGCGAGCCGCAAGGAAGGACTGCCAGAGATACTTGTAGCCTTCCCGCGGCCAGATGTAGGAGTCGATCCGTCCCGGCTCGTTCCGGCTCACGACAACCGAGATCAGGAGGAGATCGGGGTCGTGCATGCGCTTCCCCATCGCGTAGGCGGCAAGCTGGACCCCGAACTCATCCCAATGGCGGATCGACTGTCCGGGCTTCGTTGCCTTCGTCTTCCAGTCAACGACGGCCTGAACGTAGCGATCGAGAACGAAGTCAGGCACGCGACAGACGAGGTCAACGCGCCCGCCGTAACCCTCCTCGACGTTGGCGAAGGAGGACTCGACGGAGCTTACGGTCCACCGCTGCGCCTTCCACCAAGTACGGAAGGGGTCCATGTGAGGGGCGAGGTCGGCGAGATCGGCGGGCAAGTCGTGCTCCCCGACGACTGACTCGATTGCCTCATGGAGGCGTCCGCCGAACGCCGCCGCCTCGATCCCCTCACGCTTCGAGTCCTTGACAACGCGGCCGGCGAAGTCGTCATCGCTCTCCCCCGGCTTGCGCGGGAGCGTCAACGCCGAGAGCACGGCCTGGTTCTGCTTCCACGTCTCGAGTGCTGGCCGAGCCACGACCTTGAGGATGGAGGTCACGGAGGGCAGGAGTCCGAGGCGCCGCGCGTCGCGGAGGCCGACGGCTCGCCCGCCGATCTCATGGCAAGGCGAGCCGTCCTTCGCGTACCAGTGCGACCCCTCCTCGGGGGTGTAGAGCGAGGTCATAGCTAGAACGGGATCTCGTCGTCGCCGTTCTGCCCGCCGGCGAGCGCTTCCTCGGGTAGCATTTGCGCGAGCCCGCGCTCGGCATCCACCTCCGCGGCGTAACGCTTCTTCCGGTCCTCCCAATGCGGGGAGCGCACGTAGTCGCTCACGTCGGGAAGTTCGCCCTTCATGGCCTTGGGGAGCGGGGTCGGGACGTGCGCGATCGCGTAGGTGCGCCCGCCCGCGCTCGTTTTGTGCTCGATCGTCATGAGGCACGGCGCCCCGGTGAGCTTGTGGAGCGGGACGCCCCTCTTCGCCTCTTCCTCGGTGTAGGACTTGCCGCGCCATCCTTCGAGGAACTTGCGCAGCGTGGCCTGCGCGTGCATCGAGTTGTTGAACTCGGGCGTGATGACCGCGAGCGTCCCGTCCTCCCGGCGCTCGCCGGTGGCGAAGACGAGGACAACCGAAGGCTGGATCTTCTTATGGCCTTCCCACTCGCGGATGCGCTCGCCCATGTTGATCACGTCAACGCAGACGGCGGTGAACTGGCCCTCGGGATGCGGGGTGTACTGCGGGCCGTTGTTTTTGGCGTAGACCTCATCGGACATCTCTAGTTCCTCCTCTTTCTCTTCTGTCACGGGTTGCACGGGGTTTCCAGGTAACTGCACTTCGATCGTTCGGTGCCCCATCGGGGCGAGCCAATCGCGCGTGTGCAGAACGCGCCCCGGCTCGGTCATCCCTCGCCTCCGTAGTCGTAGTCGTAGGGGTCGTAGGAGTAGGAGTCGCGGCAGCGGCAGGGCTGGAGCTGCCCGCATTCGGGGCAGGGCTCGGGGCAGATGCAGTCGTACTCGCCGCACTGCGGACAGGGCGAGTCGCCGTCCTCGTCGGGGTCAGGAGAAGAAGAGGGGCGATCCGTCTCGGCGGTCGCGTAAAGGCGCACCGCGCCGCCCCCCATGACGGGATCGCCCCCGGAAGCGGTAGTGGCTAGACCTTGGCGGGATGGAGTAGTGAGGGTGGGTTCGCCTAAAGTCTCAGGCGATTCGGGCAAATCGTGCGCAGTGTATATCTTATGTAAAGTTGAGTGTGCAGTAGTCATCTCCTGTGCCCTCCGTCAGTTGGAGTCCCGACTACTACTCTGCCCCGTTCTCGGCTAGCATCTCCGGCCACATCGTATGGTCGGGGAAAAGACGGCGCGGATCGTAGCCTGTCCGCGTTACGAGCCTGGCTAAGAAGGACCAGCTCGGGTTGACGTCTTTCCCTGCCTCGTAACTCGCAATGGTGGCTGGAGATGCGCCAAGCCGCTTGGCTAGCTGTTGTTGAGTCAGCCCAAGTGTGGCCCGGATTTCACGTAGAGCCTTGGTCACGGGATGGGCGGGCTCGGCGCTGTCGGTTGCCATGCCCTCTACCTCGATGGGGAGTTCATCGCTCATGTGGGCAGAATATCCCGGCAATTTCAGGCTGTCAAGCGGAAAATGAGAAATAATCGTATTGATTCAGCGCTCATCACGTGGTAAATTTTTATCCACTCGCCCATGCATCAAGGGGAAACATCAAAGATGGGCCGCGAGGAATTTCGATCGCCGCTCGACCTGGGCGGGAGCGTTACGGCCTTCGTCTACCGGCAGGACTGGCAGTGGCTGTGGGCTGAGGCGAACAAGGCTAGCAGGCTCGCTAGCCGCCCCGGACGGACGGTAGAGGTTCACCCGGCGGACATTCTGCACGCTCTGGTGGCTGCGGCTGCTCTACAGGGGCACCTAGACCTTCCCGTGTCGTAGGTGGAAGGTCAGCGCCCGCCCGATCCAGCGGAAGGTGCCGCCCGCGGCCATGAAGCGCCGAGCTAGATCCCAGTCGTGGGGATGCGGGCACCCCTCGTCGTAGCCCCCGAGCTGCCGCCAGTCGTCCCGGTGGAGAGCACCGAGGAACATATAAGGAGTCGGGCGCCCGGCCCCGCAGTAGACCTCGACGTCCACCGCTCCGATCCGCTGCCGGCGGTTGACGCTCGTCCCGTGGTCGAGGTCGAACCCCGGCACTCGGGAGTCGGCATCGGGCGGCAGGGCGGCCCCGGCGGCCACCTCCCGCTCGACCGCGGCTAGCTCCTCCACGCTCCCGTTGAGGACCGTGGCGAGGACCATCACCCCCGGCCGGCAGGCGGCGACGAGCGGGGTTACGCAGTCGGTCAGGTGGACGACCTCGGCCGACTGCTCTAGGTGGACCTCCCCCGTCGCCTTGGCGTGCCCCACGTTCATGACCCGGCCGGGGCGGCGGCGGTAGTCGTGGTGGTTCTCCCCCATCCTGACCACCTGGAGCCATGGATGGAGGGCGATCACCTCGGCCGTCTCGGGATCCCACGAGTCGTCATCCACGAGGATGCACTCGAGATCCCGGTAGCCGCGGGCGGCGATCGAGGCAAGACCACTACGAAGCTGTGGCCCCCTGTTCCGCGTGGTGATGATGAGGGACGCCGTCGCGGTCGAACTGCCGGACGAATTCATAGGTCCGCTTCATCCCTTCTCGGATCGAGACGGTCGGCTCCCAGCCGAGCCCGCGGAGCTTGGCCATCGAGAGCCGCTTGACGAGGGTCTGATTGGCGGGTGCCTCCACCTCCTGAATGAGGCTCAGCGGTGCCCCGGCGATCTCGCACGCGATCTCGGCGATCCCCAGCATGGAGGTGAACTCGTCATCCCGCCCGACATTCCAGGCGCCCGGCTCCCCGCTCTCGATCACCATGCGGAAGCCGCGGACGGTATCCCCTACCCAGCACCAGGCGCGGACCCCGCCGCGGTGGACGGTGATCTGCTGCCGCGTCTCGGCCTGCCAGAGCATGTTACAGATGGCCGCCCGTCCTCGCCCCACCGGGAGCCCCGGCCCGTAGGGCATGGACGGGCGGATCACCTGGAGCCCCACGGGCGCGTAGAGGCGGGCGACCTCCTCACCCCACCTCTTCGTGAGCCCGTAGAGGTTGTGCGGGAGCACGGTCGGGCCGTCCTCCTCGCAGACACGTTCCCCCTGATCGCCGTAGATCTCAGAGGTCGAGACGTAGACGAGGCGGGCACCCGCACGGGCGCAGGCACGGGCAACGTGCGCGGTAGCGAGCACGTTCGTCCTGATCGTGCGCTCGATGTCGTCCTCGCTGAGAACCCTTCCGACTGCCGCGGCGAGATGGACGACCACCTCGGGGCACCATGCCCCGATCAGGGAGTCGGCTACTCCCTGGATGGTCAAGTCCCCGGCATCGCGATCGATGCCATGAACGCCGTGCTTGGCCTGGAAGAGATCGGCGCAGAGATGCCGCCCGAGAAACCCGTCAGCACCGGTAACGAGGATGCGCATGACCCTACTTCTTCTCCTCTACCGCCTTCTCCTCCACTACCGCTTCCGCCTTGTTGGCAGCCGTCCTTGCTGCCGATGCGGCGCTCTGAGTCACCTGGAGGATCTTCGCCTGCTTGTGGGCGATGCCGTATCCGGTCAGGATCGTGCCGATGAAGGTCAACGCTTCCCCGGCGATGTGCAGCGGCGGCGGCTGCGTTTCGAGTGCCTGCCCCACCGCGATCATCACCGTTCCCAATATCGTTTTGAAGCCCAATAGTCCCATGTTCATTTCTCCTTCGGGATAGCAAGGGCGGCCCGGTTGCCGCACCCGCAGATGACAGACGTGGAGCCGTCCTGCTCGGGTAGCATGTTTCCTTGCGCACCGCAGCCGAGGCAGAACCAGGCGCGGCCCTCCCCGATGAAGTCCCACTGCGTGCCCACGAGGCGGCGCGACTGCGATGGTCCTGGCCTTGTCTGCTGCCGAATGGACTCGGCAGCGCGCTCGGCGTAGCCCATCGCCGCCTACTTCAACTGCGGGAATCCGTGCCCGCCGATAACGCCGAAAGTCTGTAAGAGCCAGATGCAGAGGATCAGGACCATGAGCACGGTGATGACGGTCTTAATTGGTGCCGGGAGTGGGATGTAAGTCTGGACGAGCCAGATTACCACTCCAACGACGACTAGAGTAACGAGGACTGAAATCATAGCTTCCCCCATCGCACGTTGCGGAAGTAGAGGCGTGGCGTGCCCCCGAAGGTCGAGAGCCCGTCCACGTTCCCGAACACTAGCCGCCCGATGTTCTGCGAGTCGGATTGCACACGATATGTGTGCTCCCTCGACGTGCCGCTCACCGTGAACTTGATCCAGAACTCGGTGGCTGAGCGGCGCCGCCATTCCATCCGCATCGGAATCCAGCGCTTGGTGGCGCCGACCGGGATGCCCGTATTCCAGGCGTCGCTCACGATGTCGCTCGCCCCCGGCCATAGCCCGTTCATGTCGGTGTTGTACATGTGGACGCGCCAGAAGTCGGTGCGGATCGTGATGTCGGGGCGGAGCCATCCGCGCGGGTGTCCCGATGGAGGGCGCGAGTCGTAGGGCTGCGCGTAGCTCGTCGGCCCGCCGAGGTGCTTACCACCGCCCGTTCCCGGCACCGCGTCGGTAGCCATGTAGAGATCGAAGCTCATATACCCGGCGACCCATCGCTCGTCGGCATCCACGGCCACGCTGCGGAATCCTTGCGCGTTGGAGCGCATGATGCCGAAGCCCTCGACGGGATCGGTCAGGAAGTTCCCGAACTCGTCGCCGCACCATCCAGTCCAGAACCCGCCGAGAGACTTGAAGCCGTCGAGGCAGGAGCCCGGCGGTGGCGGTGGCGGGGGCGGTGGAGGCGGCGGGGGCGGGGGGATTTCCTCCGTTGGCAGTAAATCCAGGGAGTCGAGCACCGTGTAGACGCGCGCGTTGATCTGCGCGTCGATCGCCTGCTCGGTCGCCCCGGCAAAAACGGCGGTCGAGAAGAGAAGCGGCAGGAGAGCCGCGAATGCTAGAATCTTCTTCATCAAGTCACCACCTTTTTCCTTCTCGCCTCACTCAAGAGGCTATTGACGAGAACCTCGATGGAGCGCAAGCGAGACTCGACTTCAACGCGTGGCATCGTTTCCTCATGCTGTTGTTCAAACCATCTCTGCGTATCAACGCGCAGAGCATTGATGACGAGGCAAAGCGATTCGAGCCGCTGGTCTATCTCGATACGCGGAACACCGTTCATCCCATGTGCATGTCTATCGAGCAAGTGAGCTTGGATCGACTCTTCAATTTTGCTTAATTTGCTGTTTCCCATATTAAGGAAGAACAAAACGGCAGCTTGGGCTATACCCAGAAACCCGAGCACCCAACCGATAATCGCAGAGTGATCATTCATCGGATAACTTCTTCCTTGGCATCAATAGGTCAACGATGGCATCGAGGCGAGCGCAGATCGCCTTATGATCTTCGCGGTTCTCGCGCATCCAGTTGTCCGCATCCGTCTGGAAGTCAGACAAGTCCCGTTCTGCCGCCTGGAATCGCGCCAGAGACTCACTGCGTGGCATCCCATCACCATGCGCGTGCGTATCCTCGTGGTGCTCGCGTACGGATTCCCATATGGCCGCGACCTCTTCGCGAAGTTCCCTGGTAATCTCCCGCTGTCGGTTCCATACGAGGCCAAACATGAATAGAAGCAAGCCCTGCCCGATGCCGATCGCAACGAGCGCCCAACCGATCAGCTGCGCGTGCTCTTCCAATCAGCACCATCCATCTACGGCATTCGCCAGCGCCCGCCCGGCAGTGAGAGTGCCGCCGTGCGTGAGCCAATGCCGCTCGTTCGCGTTGGTAATGAAGGCCACCTCGACGAGCGCGGCCCAAGGTTTTGTCTGCCGGCACCAGGCGAGCCCGCCTTCGTGATGGCTCAACGTGTCGGACTTCGGGCCACGCGGGGAACGCCCGACCCTGACGAGCCCGGCATGAAGCTCCGCGGCGAGACGCCGCCCGGTGTTACTCATCGGCGCGTGGTACACCTCGCAGCCGTGCGCATCAGGCGGGCCGGAGTTGAGATGAATCTCGACCGCCACATCCCCCGGTCGTGCCCACTTGTTGACCCATGCGATGCGCTCTGGAAGCGTGGCCATCGGAACGAGGGCGGGCTCGCACAGATCCATCGCGAACGCCATCTCGTCCGCGATGGCCCATGCCAGCTCGTCCTCGCGCCGCCCGTCGGCCACCGCGCCGGGATCGTCCTTCTCGGCTGATGGCCGCTCCTGATGACCCGCTGAAATGAAACAGCGCATCCCGTCCTATTCGTAGACGGCAGCCCAGTTGAAGCTATGCGTGAAATCGTAGCTGCCGTGTTCGCTCTCGGTCAGCGGGTCTCCGGCGACGAGGCCGCCACAGTACGGACACGCATCGACCGTCGTTTGATTCCCGTCTATCGGGCAATCCATCGCAGTATCAGCTGCGGGATCGGGAGCGCGGAACTTGCAGCACACTGAACACACCTTGGCCATGATTCGACTCCTTTCATGCGAGAACGTAGTACACGACTGCGTTGTAGTCCGATGCGGACACAAAGAGCCCATCGTTGCAGAGCACCGGCCCTGGAAGGTATAGATCGGAGAACTCGCCGGTAACGCTCGTCCGCCGATAGATAACCTCGGAACCGCTGGCCACGACTCCATCATAGGCAACGACGTCGGATCGAGGATCAGCGACTACACCACAGAAGAAGACGGGGCCACGCGCTACCAGCTCACCGCTGGGCGCGATATCTTTAGTTAGGTAGGCACTCGGCCACACCTCGAACGAGCGGACGAGGGTTAGCTCATTCAGAAACATGGTATTGGTCGTATCGGCCGGGCTCTCGTTCGTGTTGTCGAGCACCACGTGGAACAGACCCTCAGCGGAGAGCGGTATCTGCTTCCCGCGGGTAGTGAACTCGCCGACGAGGGTGTCATCGGCCAGGAACATGACGCGCGACTTCGTGGCCCTGATCTGGAGATTCATGTAGGACAGCGCGCTCGCCAGCGGAAGCGAGATCGTCACGTCGTTCGCGAACTCCTGCCCGTTCTCCCATACACGACAGCACCAAAGGTCATCCTCCAGCACAAACATCATGTAATTCGAGGCGTCAGCCCACAAGCCGAAGCGCCGCGTGTTCCCGATCTCCGACGCCGAACCCATGCGCAGTGTCGCGCTGAGAATCAATTCGCCGCCAGCAATCAGCGGGAAAGCGTCGATCGACGTGATGCTGGCCGCGTCACTCGTATCTGGTGCCGTGAGCAGCATCTCCCCACCGCTGACCGTGACCGTGCCACTAGCGGTCTCGACCACCGTCCAGCGTGCCGTCTCGTCTACGGTGGTTCCGTAGCAGCTCTCGCCGAACAATGGAATCTGCCCGGCCACCGACTGCGCCCCGAGGAACGCCACGCGGCTCGGGACATTCGAGATCGGGTCTTTAGCCGATGTCCAGTTCGTCACTCATGACTTCTATCCCGGTTGCCGTTTTGCCCTATCCTAGTTCCTGAAACTCGAAGCGCACGATCGAGCGGCCCATCGTATCGTGCGCCGTCTCAACGCCACGCTGCATATCGATCATCCCGAATACGGGATGCGCGTAGTTGGTCCCGGTGCCCGTCCACTGCCAGGGCGGGACGATGATGGTCGGCATATCGAGCCTCTGCCGCACGAGCTGGTTCTGTAATCCATCCATACGGTAGCCGTCACGATCACCGATGAGCCACTCGAAGTTCTCCCGGTACGCCTCGTCGTTGAACTTGCAGGCGACCTCAAAACGCCGGAGCGGCTTCATGCGGCTCTCCATCTGCGTTGACCCGTAGGCGCGCCCGGCGAGCATCATGGAGCTAGTGATCCGCCGTGCCGCGGGAACCATCGAGAACCATCCCGGCCCCGACGTGTACGAGCCCACCGTGCCAGAGCCGGGCAGACCCATGATTCGGCCAAGGAGGACGTTCCCCACCTCCATTGCGTTTACTTGCGAGTTATCGTAGTGCGATAGGCGCAACGTAAACACGTTCGACGATTGATTTGTGAACCAGTAGAAGATATTGTTCCCCCAGCGCCGGTTGCTATCGGCAGACATGGTTACCACGGTGCCGATCTGGGTTCCGTAGGTGCCGCTCGTGCCGTAGAACAGCTCCAGCGCCACCGTCTTCTGGTATCCGTATTCGCCGCTAGCGATAGTGTCCAGCACGTTAGACTTGACATTGATAAGCGCCACCGCATTGCAGCTCAGCGATCGCGGGAGCGTATAGCGAATCACCTTCGCCGAACCCGCTCCGCCACCGCTTGAGTAACGCGCGTCGGCAGCCGTGGCGAAGCGCCCAGGGCGGGACGGGATCAAGTTCATGGTGTTCTCAAGCTCGTACCCATTCCCGAAGATCGGAGAACTGACCGTCCCGTCCACGGCGGCATCGGGCCGATGCAGGTGGTTCTGCATCATGAGCACGCACTTGTCCTGCCAGGACATTAGTAGAACACCTTTCCGTTGAAGATCGCTTGCACGAGTGCCTGCGATCCTTGCGCCCCGGTGCCCGGAAGGTACGTCACGCGCTCTGCCAGGAACGTCTTCCCGTTCCACGAGGAGGATGCAACGCCGGCATTGATGAGCGCATGAGACATCGGGAACCGGCAGCGCATGAAATCGTCGGACTCCCCGTCGAGCTGGAACACGTCACCGGGGAGAATGTCCATGACCGACAGCTTGACCATCAGGAAGAGACGAACGCGCGGCGTGCACCTCCACCGGAGAAGGTTGTTCCTGATGGCGAGCGCCTCGTGCGCCCGGTAGACGTAGGGCAACTCGAGCCGAAGATCGTGCCGCCCATGGCGAGCCTGGGACTCGCCACAGATCATGTAGATTTCGCCAGTCGGGATCGAGCCAAGCAAATCTGCCGGGCGCGTCGATGTTCCCGAGGCGTGCGTGTTGACTGGCCACCCGTGATCGGCCATGACCGTCGCGTCCGTGTTAAACCATAGCTCGCGCGTGTACGTCCCCGTGGCCGCCGAGTAGCCATAGACGAGCTTGAGATCGTTAACGATGTCGCCCGACGACGTGAACCGATACTCGACCGCCGTCGTGTCGTTCTTGAGCGACAGCAAGCGGCGGTAAGTGACCGGATCTCCGCATTGCGGAAAGACGCAGCCAATGCGCCCGCGCGGATAGGCATCAGCCGGTGTCTTGAACGGTATACGAAAGGTATGGAGCCCCGGCACGCTGGCCTCGATCGAGCGAACGATCGCCTTAACAGTGGCCTCTCTCCCCACAGTAACAGCGATGCGGAACTTCTGCGCCGCTCCCCACTCCATCCCCGTCGCTGCGGATGCGGCATCGTCGAGAGCCGTCTTAGCTGTATCGAAGTCTCGATGGTCGCCCGTCTGGTAGGCAAGCTCGCTGAGAGAGATCGCCCCGCCCGCGAACGGCTGGACGGTTGAATCCAGGGCACGCCCGCCATAGGTCCAGATGAGATGTCGGATGATCTCTGCCGGATTGGAAATCAGGCTCGGTAGCGACGGCGGATTGAGCGCCGAATTGACTTCAGGGTAGGTTCCAGGGAACCCCGTCTCGGCCACCTGACCGAATCCGACATAGAACCCAGGGCGCGAACTTGGCACCGATGCCGCCGTGACGTGACCCACAATCACGCGGTCGACGCGTCCGATTATCTTCTGCTCCTCGTCGTAAAGAGGATAACTGTAACTGTGAGCCTCGTTCTTCTCGAACATGCGTGACGGGTTGAACTTGATGAGCAGCCCGCATTGGATAATATCGATGATGGTTGTAGCAACGCTCTTCGTCCACGTTGCAGTAAAGCGCATCCCGCGGCCCTTAACCGCAGCAGCATCATCCTGGCGGAATTCCCACCGCTCAACCTGCGGAGCGTAGTTGCGAAGCGTATCCGTCAGGTCGGCACTTGTCACCGTTAGCCGATTGGTGAGCCCAGCAGCGATAGTGGTCACGAGAGACCCGCTGGAACACAGCGGATGCCCACCATCAATCACGCTCGCGTAGTCTATATAGAAGTTGAAGGTAACGGTGCCCGATCCGCTAATGAGACGCCAGACGCAGTACGGACGGATCTCAAGAATGGAGCCGAGATTGTCCTCCGGACTCAGCTCATAGGTAACCCGTCTCGTGACCGTGCCGTTCGTGCTCACGTCGTCGCGAAGATAGGACAGCACGTCACCATCGATGATCTTTGCCGACTCGCGTGCATGTACTGTTGAAAAGCTCGTAAGAGAAGTCGTCCCCTGCAGTGGAGCGGGCGCCGTCGAGTCGGCTTCGCGCACGGGAATGACGTTCGCCACGCACTTGTACATCGATCCGAGCTTGGCAATGCCCAGCTCTTTGAGATCGTGAAACGAAGCGTTGTCCGTAAACTCGACAGCCAAGTCGGCACCAATCTGCGCCGACTCAAAGTAGGAGCCATCGTAGGCCGCCGCTGGATTCACCAGCGCGTGGCTGCCGCCACGAGACAGAAAGAGCGCCTGCCAGCTGCCAGAGGAGTTCTGCGTCTGAACGCCGGCCCCTGGCGTGTTCGATGCCGAGAACACGTGGTAAGAGTTCTTCGGACTGCCGCTCACCGCATCGGGTGCCTTCTTCACTTCGTGGGAGAATGCCCCATTCATGCACGCCGGGAACCACGGCTTGGTGGCAACGAGCGGCCCGTAGGTGCTCGACTCCATCCCTACCATGGACCACAGGCCGAAGTTTCCATACATGATCGGGAGCGGCAACCCGACGTTCTCCTTGGGCGGATGCAGGAACACCTTCTGCGTGATCGAGTAGGGCGGGCAGCGGCGGTTCCAGCGGAGATCCTCCATGAGCCGAATCATGACTTCCCGTCCATCGTTCACGACCTCGAAGTCATAGAGGAGCCCGCGGAAGATGTAATGCCGAATCGCCTCCGTCTCGTACGTCTGCGCCTGCGAGGAGATGGTGTAGAAGATCGATGCGAACGCCGGTTGCGATCCCCATCCGTTCATAACGTCCATCAGGTAATCGCCGAGCCGTCCGTTGCGGATGCCGGTTCCAGGGAGCCCCTCGGGATTCGACGGATAGTTGAGCACGTTCTCCAGCGGAACCTTGACGTTGAGCGCCGTGATCGTGGTCCCGGCAACGAAGTCCTCAGCCGATCCCCGAATGAAACCCCACGCGATGTCAGAGATGTTTGTGATGCAAGGAATGGCTGGCGCGGCCACCGTCCCGATGATTGAGTAGTTCGGGATGTTCGTGTCGGCGTGACTCACGAGATAGAGATCGTTGGCGAGCTGCAAGCGCACGACAAGCCGCGCGTCAACGACGCCAGTGTCATAGAGAACGGCTTGCGTTCCGGAGTAGGCCATCTAGTAGCCCCGCGTGGAGTGCGTGAACGCTTGCGCTCTGACTAGGGAATCGCGTGTGCGCTCGGACGTAAAGAAGTCGGACACTGAGCGCGAGTCGAGCGCATTGATATGAATGATAAGCCGCTCGGTGTTCCCGAAGCGGCGGATGTCTTCCGTACTCGCATTCGGCGAGAGCGTCATCGTCTGCCCGCCGCCCTGGGTCCGCCAGGTGAGCCCGCCCGTAGCTGCCGCCTCAAGCAGTGGGCCGCCCGACGATAGCTGCCGCTCGAACTCACTGAAAAACTCGCCGCGCTCCCGCGCTTGGCGTGCCCGCGAACCAGCAGTGATGGCACCAAGGATACCGACAACGGGTAGGAATACGCCCGCCACTTGCCCGACAGTTTGCGCAACCGTGCCGAGAGTGCCCCCGATACGGGAGAGCAGGGACGCGCCCTGCTGGACGGGCTCACCGAATACCGTTGTCTTACCGATCGCGTCCACCTGCTCCGGCAGCTTGTCGAACTCGCGCGATACCTTGGCCGTGCTCGACGCGAGCCGTTCGAGGCCGCCCACCGCATCAGCAGTAGACTCGATCGTGCCGCCCACCGCTGAGGCTGTCCCGCCAGCACCGCCGGCCGCCGCGGACAGACCGGAAAGGAGCTTCGGCAGCGAGCGCACGAAGTCAACCATGGCGAGGATCAGATCATCGATCGTGGTCCTCGTTGCATTGGCGATGTTGCCGAGGGCATCGATCGACTCGGCGAGCTGATCGACTTGTTTCCCCGCCTTCGCCTTCTTTTCTTCGTCGTCCTTGATCTCCTTCCCAGTGATGGCGCTGATTGCCGGCATACCCTGCGGCAACCCTTCCCTGATCCCCGCTGGCCCCTGGAGTCCAAGGTCCATCAGGTTGAGCCGGTCCATCTCCCACTGTGCGCGAAACCCGCGCGCCATGGCGGCTGCGGCCATCTCCCCAGCGATCTCCGCTTTCAGCTCGACGGGCTCCGTATCGATGTCGAGCTTCATCACGAGTTCAGGTAACCCGATCGACTCAATCAGCGCATCAACCTCGGACTTGACGTCAGCGATCTGATCCGTATTGAACGTGAGCGCCACTCGCGGCAGGTTGAGCAGCTGGCGCAGACTGGCGACCGCCTCCTTGGCATTCTCAATCTCCCCGGTTCCTTCCAGTTGCAGCCGCACAGGAGGCAGGTCAACAGCCGCCGCTACTGTGTCTAGCAATGCGCGCAGTTCTGTGAGCCGCTCCACGTCCTCTATCTGCACCTTGAGATCAGGGAGCGCGAACTCGTCGGATAGCTTCTCGACCGCAGAGCGGACCTCTTCGAGCTGCCCGGCACCCTGCAGCTTGAGTTCAATCTCGGGGATCTCAAGCATGCGGGTCAGATCATCGGCTGCGTTCCTGGCATCAGCCTGCAACCGATCCCACGGCTGCTGGCCATACTCTATGTGGAGTGGGATAGGTGGTAGCGCAAGCGAAGCCGCGCGCCGGTGAATCTCATCCAGCACGTCAACCTGCTTGGCAAGGCCATCCGTAGTCTCGCCGGTGGCCTTCGCACGCTTCTCCTCGGCATCGATAAGATCAGCGAGCGTCTCGTTTTGCTTGGTGATGAGAAACGCCTGCGTGGCAAGGTCGCCGCTGTTGATGTCTGCAGCGGGGCGGCTTAGGACGCCGCCCTCGAAGGTGCGCCCGGCTTGGCGGGCAAGCTCTCGCGCTCGGTCAACGGGAAGCGCAGTAAGCCGCTCCTGTAGGCTCGTCTGCGTCAGCCGCGCATCGGCATCTGACATGATCCCCGCACGTTGACGCGTCCACTCGTTGAGCGACGTGGTTAGTCGATCAAGCAGCCTGTCCGACTTGCCAATGAGACCCTCGATCGACTCCGCAATCTCGGCCATCGCCGGAGCTAGCCCCGCCGCGAAGGCCGTGAACCCGCCCTTTAGACGATTGATCGAGTCTCCGAAGCGATCTGCGGCTGCGGAATTCTCATCCGAGACGGTGCCGATCCGCTCGATCTCATCCGCCGCTGCTTCGATGTCCTTCCGCCCGCCCCGCATCATGGCGAGAAGGTTCGCGTTCCTGACATGCAGGACGTCGAGCGCGACGGCGGTACGCGTGCTCGTGTTCTCGATCTTCGAGAGCCCGTCGGCCACCTGGAGAAACGCCTCGTCGAGAGGGACGCGCGCCAGCTCCTCGGCTGAGAGCTTGATCTCGCGGAAGCGATCCGCGGCGGTCGACTCGGGATCCGCGAGCGCGTCCTGCATGGACTGCGAGAGCCCGCGGAAGGCCATGATCAGGTCCGACGACTCGGCCCCGAACTGGCGCGCTGCGTTCGTGAGCACGATCAGGCGCGAGGCTGACATGTCGAAGGCCGCCGCCATGTCGTAGGCTTTGTCCGCTTCCCCGATGGCCGAGAACAGCTTTTGAATGGTGAGGTAGCCGGTCGCTGCCGCGACGAGACCGCCCACGGCGCCGCCCATGAGCCCTACGCCAGCCGCTGCTGCTGCCGTGCCCGTCTCTGTCGCGGTGATAGTGGCGCCGAGCTTCCCTAGCCCACCGGACGCGACCACCGCGGCCGCCCCCAAGGAGCCGACCCCGCCCGCCGCCCCGGCAGCCGTCGCCCCCAAGGCGCCAAATCCAGCCGCCGCCGCAGACGCCGCCTCGGCCGAGAGCACGAGTTCGGGCGTGACCATCCCCACCGCGGCGCCGATCTGCCCGAGCCCGCCCGACGCCATGACCGCCGATGCGCCCAGCCGCTCCAGGGCGGTTCCTTCAACCGCCGTCACCGCCCCGAGCTGCCCCAGCCCGCCCGTCGAGGCCACCGCCGCCTTCACCAGCGCATCAACCCCGCCAGCCGCCGCTGCGCTCACTCCGCCCAATTCGGCCAGGTAGGCGGAAAGAGACGCCGCCGCGGAGGACGCCGCACTTGTGCCGGCAGTCATCGTGCCGACCGCGGCACCCGTCGCCGTGAGCGCCGCGTCCGTCTTCGCCGCCGCCGCGGACACGCCGACGAGCGACGCCTGGAGCTTCTCCAGCGTCCGCTCGGCGTCCTGCGCCGTTAGGTTGACCTTGATCTCTAGGGCTTCAGGCATCTACCGATCCGCGAGAAGGGCCAGAAGGATCTCTGCCATCCACGTCGCCTCGCTTGCCCGCTCATGGTCAGCGAGCCGGTCCTGTGCTTCCTCGAGCGCGAGCGCCCGAGCGCGCTCGACGATCACCATCTCGGCTGCGATCTCATCCGCCGGCCGGTTGAGAATGGCGAGCGGTGTCTGCCCGCTGACGCGCGCGAGGCCGAGAACGCGGCGTGCCATTTCCGGCGGCAACCGTCGTGCGAAAGGAATACCCGAGGGACTCTCGGATCATCTCGGTTGCCGCTTGCGCAATCAGCATGACGCGGTGCGGGCCGATGTCCCGAACATCCACCGGCGGCGGGATGATCGGCTGACCGCCAGCGTCGAGCATCGGCCGCACCTCGTCACCGTCCTTGAACGCGAGCACCACGTCGGGGATGAGTTCCCGCTCGACGTAATCGAGCACCCGGCGGGCGCGCTCCCCGGTGAGCGTCGTCACCGGCGGGGCGGGAGGAGGAGAGGCCACCGCATCCTCCTCCCGCCCCTTTTCTCGTGCCTCGTAAGCTGCGACACGCTTCTCCTCGCGGGTCCGCGTGTCCTCTTCGCCACCGAACATGAGCCGCTCGTACTCGCTCCACACGGCAAAGCGTGGCGTGCGGATGGTGACCGTGAGCCCGTTCCCAAGCTCCACGTCTTTCGTTCTCATCGGTTGCCCCTTTCGTTCATTCCCGGTCTAGACGTAGGTGTCGTACTTGGTGCCGCCAGGCGCCGTACCCGTGCCCTGCCGCAGATTCTTCATGACCATCTCGATCGGAGTTCCGATCGACCAGTTAGAAGATCCCGCCCGCGGCGCCTGCGCCCGCACGGTGAAAGTCATCGCCTGAAGATCAGCCCCGCGCGTACCACGCTGAATACGAGTCACCACGGCGTTGCTCAGATTGAAGCTGAGCGCGTAGTTCGTCGGATCGTCGGGCCGCAGGAAATCCCAATAGAGCGTTGCCGCCTTCGGCGTATCGTTCGCCGTGTATCCGGCCGCCTCGTTGAGCAGGTCATAGCAGTCCGACTCGGCATCCACGGTGAAGGTCGCCGTCACCTCGCGGGAGTCCGAGCGGTCAGGCTGCACCCCGGCGCGAATCGCCGCCCCGCCGTAGGTGATGAACGAGTCACGCGAGAGCTTGTTGTCAATGTTGATCTCGAACGAGCGGACGCGCATGTTCCGCTTGCCGGTCGCTGACCCTTGAACGTAGACGACCATCGCGCTTGATGCGGGGACGGCATCGTTCGCGCTCTTAAGGTGAGAAGAGCGAATAAGCTCCTCGGCTGGAGATTGTCCCGTGGTCGTACCATCGGGCGGTAGGTTCGCCGTATTCGTAACGGTCGTGAACCACTGATCCGTCGAAGCCAGGAACTGCTGCGAGCAGCGGAGCAGTCCATCGTCAGCCGACATGCTGATCCGCGTCGTGTTGCACTTCGCGCCGGAGACCTGCACTTCGCTATAAGCGGTCGCCCCAGACGAGGGAACGATGAGCGCCGTGTGCGAAAGGAAGTAGTACGACGGGAGCGTGTTGATCGGCGTCGTCAACGTGTCATCGCGCATCGTGATCGTGTGAGTGTACGGGCTGGCGCCAGCCGTAACGAGATTCCCGAACGCGGCTCCCAGCAGTACCGCATGAACGCCCGAGTAGCGCATCGCGTAATCGAGCGTGAACCGCGGATCCTGCGGGTCCAGATCGAACGTATTCCGGTCCACGGAGGCCGCGGCCCCGGTGCACTCCTTGTAGTCGGTTTCCGTGTTCTCGTGATCGTTGTCCCAGTTCTCGAAGTACTGCTTCAAGCCAATGGTTGCCAGCGTGCCGAAGTTCGTCGGGTACGTCCCGTAGGACGCTTCCTTCATGAACCAGAGCCTCGCTGCTGATCCGCGTGGACGAGCCATCTATCTTCCCTATCCGGTTGCCACTTCCGTCATGCCCGGCTCGTCCACTGAGACGAGCAACACGAACTCAAACATCCCCTTGTCGCGCGCCCATGACATGCCGAGGTCCGGTGCCGCGGCTAGCATCCGCCACGACGCCACGATCACGCCGTCATCCACGAGCCCCGCGAATGCTTCCGCATACGCGGCGTGGAACGCGCGCCTAATGTCATGCCCTATGAATCCCATGTCGGAGTCGAGCACGTCCGCACCGACGACCACGTTTCGGTCGTAGGCGACGCAGTGGATCTCGAGCGTCGTCAGCACTGTGCCGACCTGCGCCCCGCCGATCGTGTCGTCCTCGCTCCGGTAGCTGACCGCGGCCATGCCGACATACGGGAGGAGCTTCTCCGCGTCTTCCCATGTGCGAAGCCCGCGCTCGACACGCGCGAAGTTCGTGAAGTACCCGTTCGCGGTCGTGATCTTCGAGAGCGCCCGGAGCGCCCACAGGATCGCGCGGTCGGTCTTCTTCCCCTGGTCCACCTGCCAGACGGCTGTACCGATGGCCGCGCTCAGATTCGTGCCAGGAATGCGGATGTAGAGAACAGCCCCGGCCAGGGACGGAGAAACAAGCCCGACGAGCAGCGGAATCCGCAGCGTACGATCGGTGACCGCGATCGAGGCCGTGCCCGAATAGTTGCCGTTGCCATTGGTCGCATCGCTCTGGACGGCGTATACCTTGACTGTCAGGTAGTCGGTGGCGGCCACGCGCTCGCAGCGCACGTACCACTTGCGCGTGCGCTCGTGGAGGTAGAGCGCCGCGACGGGCTCATAGAACGTGACGCCGCTGACCTTCGACCACTTCATCAGGACTCCCCGCCTGGGTTCGAGTAGGAGTACCCGGCACGGATGCGCGCAGCCTCCTGGTAAGCCCGCGTGCGATACGATACGCCCTGCTCTGAGTTGTCGTCCGTGAACCCGATCCATCCTCCCTTGTCGTAGAACTGCCACAGCGCATTAGGGAAGCCTTCGTTTTCGTAGGTTGCGTCAACTCCGTACCATCCGCAGAGGGACAGCACGTTGCGCTTGTCCTGAGCCCAATACGTTTTGGCTTGCGCCCAACATGCCGGCTGAGTAGCACCGTCTATCGGGTAATTGAACCAGGCGTTCTCCAAATGCCACGGCATGGGAATAGTCTCGCCATTGACCGTTCGATGTTCTCCGTTGTGGAGAGCATATGGAGGCTCATGCCACTGCCGCGTCCCACGTGCAGCCATGGCGGTCTGCATTTTGTCGTAGAAGTCCATCATCGCAGCGGTCCAGTCGCTCCACGATCCGGTTGGAGTGCCGAATGTAGTATTCGCTGAGGACCAACTGAGAGGCCCCAGCCCCGGCTGCGATTCCTTCGTGTCGCCGTGCCCCGACGTTAGGCTAGTAGCGAACCACCACTCGTCGAGCTTCAGCCACGTCTGATCGAGATAGATACCAGCCTCGGAGAGCGCGGTCCCGCCAGGCGCCAACGCAAGCTCAACCATTTCGTCAACGATCGACTGCCGCTCCGTACCCGTCATGGAGAGCCAGTTGATGACCTCTCGCCGTTGCGATCCCGACACGTACCACGGGAACAGCCCGACTAGGTCACCCACACGCAACCGGCGATGCGTCGCGCCGCCGGTTGTGAACTGGAGGTTGTCCCTGAACCAGTTGAACCACGTCGCATAGGGAGGGCTGCTGACCCCGCCGAAGTCCCACGCGGCGTAGGGATAGTCGCTCACGGTGTAGTACCTAAAGAAGCGCTTCCCGCGCGCAACGAGATCGGTTACGGCCTCGATCTGTTCCGCCACGTCGTACTGAAGATTCAGATAGAACCCATCGAAGGGCGGCAGGGATTCCCAGCCGAGGATCTCGTTCCCCGTGAACGCACGATAGATGAAGTGGCGTCCCGTCGAATGCTGACTCGCCTTGAGCTTCCTGCTCATATCGCCGCCCACCTTTCCACGACGCGCCGCGGGATCAGCGCCAAGCGATCGCGCACCGGCCGCCGGGTGCGCAGCTCCGACACCTTCCAGATCGGACGCGGCGGGATCACCACTTGCTTGACAAGCACGAAGAGGAAATCGAGCCCGTACTTGCCGCGACTCCCCCGCGGGCGCACGTAGAAGAGCGGCCCCATTTTGTCGGGTCGCATGAAGAATCCGCCCAGGAACTGCCGCGGCCCCTTCGAGAATCCGCCCGCCGCGCTCTTTGTCCGCGCTGCCGCGAGCGGGATCGCCAGGAACTTGCCCGTCTTCGCACGGATCGTCTTACCGTACTCATGCACGCTCGCGTAGCCCGGAGCCTCGGGCGGCATGTAGACCCGCCCGCTGACCCGCAGTCCGTCCTCGCGCATCTCGATCTGTGGGCCGGGCTGCCCGCTCAACCGCCTGCTCCTGGCCGAGAGGGTTGCGACCCCTGGTGCCCCGGTGCCGGCGCGATAGCGCGCGTTGACTTCCTGGTTCACGATGGCCAGCGAGTCGCGCACGCCACGCCGCGACTCGTCGAGGATCACCCCCGCGAGTGCTCGCATGTTCGGCACGCGAAACGCCGGCATGGCTATCCCCTTCCCCCGACGACCTGTGACACCCGGAACCGCTTGTGCCGCGAAATCAGGGCCTTCCACTCGATCTCGGCACGCGGATCGATCGCCGGGAAGTACGTGATGGACTGCCCCATGTACGACTCCCCCGCCTTCCGGTCACGCCGCGTCTCATTGCCTATGAAGTTGAGAAACGACTTCTCAAGTACTCCGCTCCACACGTCGGCCAGGCAGTCCTCAACCGCCGCCTGGTTCGAGTAGCCGGCGGTGTAGGTAATCGTCACGTTCGGAACCATCGGGAACCGCGGGCGCGAGAACACCCGCCCATTCACGAAGTTGAGCACGCATAGATCGCTCGTCGCCGTCGAGTAGCGGATGATCGCGCTATCCGTCACCGCCACCGCCGACTCGTCCTCGATCACGACGGAAGTCACCGCCGAGACCGGGTAGTAACGGAGCGTCAGATACGTGCGTCCGGTGCCCTTCCGCCGCTCCGTGTAGCTCTTAGTCAGAAGCTCCTGCCCGATCTCCGACTGGAACTCGGCCTCGGCTTGCGCGATTGCCTGATCAAGCTCCGCATCGCGCGAGCTATCGGTCGACTCGATCTTGGCCTTCGTTTTGAGCTGATCGCGCGTGACGATCGATCCCATGGCGTGCTATCTCTCTTCGTCGCGAACCGGCGCTCGTTTCTTAGACCACTGACCGGTCTGCTGGGAGCGGTACTGAGGATGAGCAGTAACCTCTTCGGGCACCGCCGCTCGGTTCTCGACCACCGGCCGCTCCTCTTCTGGCGGTCCAGGCAACCCAACACGCCGCGCGCTCGCGATCCCCTTCTCCTCGAGCGTCAGCCCACGGTCACGCGTGCCGTAGGTCTTCCCGGTCTCCTCGTCGCCGACCGTGACAAAGTAGCGGCGGTAGCGACGCATCATCTTCGTCGCCTTGTCGGGGCTCACTTCTATGATCTCGCCCGGCTCGAGGAGCATCCCAAGCTGGACTCTGCGCATAACCTTCAACCGCGGCATCGCTTCTCCTTTCGACTGTGCGAGAGATGAGGGGCCGGCGCCATCGAGGCGGGCAACCGGAGAAACCTCGCGCTTTCCGGCCCCTCAACCCGCCGCTTATCTACCTGTTCACCACCGCCACTAGGTCGAGGCGATGTTGATGATCACGACTTCGGTCTTCTCGGTCGTGAGCCGCATCTTCTGGAGGTCCGCCGCATACCAGGCGTAGACCACGTCCTGGTTGTACATGGCGAGCCGTTCCGTCTCGGTCGTGATCCCGCGCCAGTTGCCGATCCAATAGGACGGCCGATGGAAGCCGATGATCATGGTCGAGGCGTTCGTGGTCGTCGTGTGATAGCCGGTCGTGTGCACGTCCGAGCGCACGTACTCGCTCACGACCACCGGCGAACCGAGCACCGATCCGATCTGCCCCGTGACCACCGTCGCCCGCTCGCCGATCTTGTCGACGGTCACGAACTCGGGCAGGTCGAGGAGATCGAGGTAGGAAGCCGGCGAGCAGCACCAGAGCCAATCGCTCGGCTCGAGCGCGTAGCGCCCGCACTTCTTCTTCGCGGACACGAAGTCCACGAGATCGGTCGAGTGAGGCGAGCCCACATCCACCGTGTTTGTGTTCTGGAGCGCCTGCCAGCGAACACCGTTCCAGATGATGCGGTTGTCGCGCCCGCCGGCAACGCCAGCCGCATAGGAGATGTCCGAGTCAAGCCCCGGAGAGGTCTTATCACCGTTGAAGAACGTGTCCTCGGCCGCGCGCCGGATCGAATCCATGCACTCGGCGATCATCCACTCCATGAACGGGACAACCGACTCCTCGATGAACTCGCCCGACGAGACGAGAACCGCACGGAAGCGGCCAACATCGAACGTGATGCGATTGAGAGGAGAAGCAGCACCCGGCTCGCCATAGACGCCGGCCGCCCCATAATCGGGGTAGGCCGCAGCACCGGTTGCGTTCTCAACGAACCCGTCCGCCTTGCCTGCCGCGACCGTGATCGGCACACGCCATAGAGCCGCGGGGAGCGCGAACGAGCGGACGTTCGGCAGCACCGCCCCGCGCACTTCCAGGTAGCGCATGAGATCGGCCGACAGCACGTCAGGAGTCCACTCGTCCTGTGCCGTCGTGTCGAACGCGCGCTGATAGAAGTCCTCAGGGAAGAATGCACGCTGTAGCGTCTGGTACTCGTGCCACATCTTTCGCGTGGCTAGGAGCTTGCCGGAAGCCGCGCGCCAGTTCCGCTTGCCCTTGACCCGCGCCGCCAACTGCAGGATGGCCAAGCGGCTTGAAAGCTCCTGAAACCGCTCAACGTCGCCATTATCCGAGTGCGTAGTCAGGAAGTCGTGATACAGCTCCATCGCGGCTTCGCGAGTCTTCGCCTCCTTGGCCATGCCGCGATAGAACGCATACTCACGCGTCGGCACGAGGTCCACGCGGTTACGCGGATCGTCGTGCGAGAGCTTCACCATGTCGTCAACGAGCTTCTTGACCTCCTCGTTGACGCTCGACTTGAGCGAGTCCAGCCGCTCGGTCAGCTCGGCCTTCGTGATGCGATCGGCCAGCCCGCCGACGACTTCCTTCTTCTCTGCATCCCACCGCTCACCAATCTCGCGCTGGATGCGTTCGAGGGCGGCGGCGAATTCGGTTGAGTTCACGCATGGTCTTTTCTCCGGTCATGCCCCTTCGCAAACTAGCCGCCGCTCCTGTTGCCGTTGAGCTTCGCCAGGAGCCACGGTCCAGGGGATACCCAATGAACCGCCGCACCCGGCGAAAGGCTGGCTACGACACCCAAAGCCTTCGCAATACGAGTCACGTCCTGCGCCCGACTCCCCGGCTCACGCCGTGCTTCTGGAGTCGAGACCTCGCGCCGATAGTTCGGCGTACCCAAGTAGAGATTGTCGTGAGAGAGCGAATAACCGATCAGCGTCAGCGAGGCGCACCCGAGCCATCCCGCTAACCCAATCGCCATCGTTCCGGCCAGCGATCCGAAGTCGAACTCACTCTCCATGTGAAACCATCGGCCATGCTCGTCCTGCGGAATCTTCGCAAGCACGGTGCCCCGACGTTCATCAGATCGCAGCACGAGCCGCGTCTGGAGATAGACGCGCTTCGTCACCGCCTCTTCAATCATGGCCGTGTCAAACACGCAGAGGTAATCCGGCATCCGCACCGCGTCCCGGTAGTAGGCATTGCAGGCGATCACCGGGCCGGCCTGCCAGTCGGCGACCGGGAATCCTGCCCGCCACGGCGAGTTCCCGACCACGAGCGCATGCCGCCCCTGTTCGGCGTTCCTGAGCCCCGCCATTCCGAGTTGCGGTTCGGCAGCAACGACCATTGCTAGACTTGGCTCCCCGGGTAAAGCGTGCCGGGATGATCGGAGACCGTGCCGGCCACGTTCGCCGGGATCACCTGCCAGTTGGCGATCGCGTGCGCGTGCGCCTCGATCTGCTCGCCCTTCGCCGTCTCGGTCAGCCCGGTTCCATCGGGCCGGAGCGTGTCGATACGGTGCCGGTGCCCGTCGAGCGCGTCCTCAGTCGTGTACTCCGGCATCGCGACACCCGCCGGCGGGGCGGGAGACATGGGAACCGGGGTCGACGTGGGCGGCTGGAGCGAGAACGACCTGAGCGCGGAAGCCAACCGCTCCCGGTCGCTGCACGACTTGACGAGATCGGAGAGCTGCCCCACACGCTGCTCGATCGTCTCGGTGACCCAGATCGCAAGCGTCTCGCGGGCGCTCGTCATCGAGAGGTCGAGCTTCTTTTTGAACTCCTCGACCTGGCTGCTCACCTCATCATTCGCCCGCTTGATCACTTCCCCTGCCATCCTTTCCGCGCTCGCTGACCACTTGTCCCCGGCGAGAGTCACCATGCGCTGAACGAGCGCCTCCTCGTCGATGGCGCGATCGGTGACGTTCGCGTTGATGTTCGCCGGGATCGTTACCAGCGAGACCTCGAGCAGTTGCATGCGCGAGAAGTGGAGCTTGTTGTCAACGTACTGCGGCTCCTCGACTGCGCGGAATCCCACCGAGAAGGAGTCGAGGAATCCCCGCTTGACCTTCCCGTAGAGCTTCTGCGCCAGCTCGTCTTCGGGATCGAACTCGGCCCGCCCCACAAGCCCACGCTCGTCAACCCTCGCCTCGATGATGTTCCCGATCGGGTACATCGGATCGTGCATCCAGAGGAAGCGAGGGTTCCGCCGCAGGAATACATCAAGCCCCGGCTCCCATCCGCGCGGGTTGATGACGAAATCGTCAATGTCGGCATCCCCGGTCGAGAAGTAGCCGGAGACGATGAGACGCGCACCATCTGCCTCGCTTGGTTCACGAGTCGTGATCTCCGAGTTGACCGCGCGGAATACGTCATCCCCGAGATAGAGCAGCCGGCCGCGCCGCGACTGCGTTCCGGGTCGCCAATCTGCTATGGCATGTTCTGGCACTCCATAGCCTTGTCTCCGGTTGCCACTCCATGCCATGCGTCGACGAGCCAGCGAGGCGCGGTCGAGCGTTCCTGCATCAAGTCACGCGGCCGCGGGCGCCCGTGAAAGCAGATGATCCGCGCATCTTCCGGTAACCTGCCGTCGGGTAGCGCCTTGCCCATCACGTTGTACTTGTACGAATAGATGCCGGGGAACACTTCCTGCGCGATGGTCACCGGGACGCGCTCCGCTTCCACGTAAGCGCGAACCCATGCCCCGTCGCTCTTCCACTGCCGCCCGCTCTGATCAACCATCGCGGAGCCGTTGCGCGTGAATCCCGACACATGAGCAGCGAACTGCTGGTAGATGCCCGCCATCGAATCACGCCAGCCCACGATGCCCGTCTCGATCCACGTTGACCCCGCCCCGAGATCGCGGAGCGCCAGGAGCCCTGGCACCTGATCGAGCGCGTCAATCAGCGGATCGATCGAGCCAACGAGCACGGTGTCCAGATCGAGAAACAGGACCGGCCCCTCGAGCCGGTAGGTTTCCATCTTCGCCCACCATGAGGGCCATTCATGCTCAAGCCGCACCGTCACAATGCCCGGCATGCTGCGCGGGGCGAGACACACGAAACGGACCTGCCGAGTCGTATGCCTCGCCACCTGCGCAGCAAGCTGATAGACGTACAGCGCATCGAAGTCCACGGACGGGTTGAGAACGCAGGCGATCGTTACCATATCGCCCCCGATCCCTTCCGCCGACCACCGCCAGAGGAGCCGCCTGACTTCTGACCCTTGGCGGGATAACCGAGACGCGGCCGCGGGGCTCGCCGCCCCGAGAGCGGCCAGAACTGCACACCGGAGCGAAGGAGCGTCCCGACTACATCTCCATTCCTGATCGCAAGCCAACCCTCACCCACCGGGATCAGCTCGTTAATCATCCAGATCGGGTTGACGCGATGGAGCTTCGTTACCACCAATTCGGCAAGCTCCACGTTCTCAGGGAGGAGCCGCGCCATAGAGCGGAGCATCAAGTAGGACTCGCTCGCCGCGATGGTCTCAGGCTTCGCGCGGATGAGCCCGCGGAGCGCGAGCACGTCATCGGTCAGACCGACCGCATCGGGAGCAAGCCGGGCAAGCGCCATGAGCCTGACGATGGCCTCGGTGATGTCCTCGTCCTCGGCCTTCAGTTCCTTGAGCGCGCCCGAGGTGAGCACGATGTTGAGCACGTCCTCGGTGATCCCTACCGCCTCATCCATCACGCGCGCGAGCGCCCGCGTGACGATAGAGGACTCGGTGATCGAGACGGACTCGGCGACCACGCGCACGAGATCGCGAATGGCGAGCACCGCCTCGGTGATCCCGATCGCCTCCGGCTCCAGCTTCTTAAGCACGCCCATCGTCTCGATGAACCGAAGCGCGCTTTCCGTGATCCCGACCGCCTCGGCTTGGAGTCGCACGTAGGCCAGCAGCCGACTCGTGCTCTCGCTGATCCCGACCGCCTCGGCTTCCGAGCGCAATAGGTTCAGGAAGCGGAGCGATCCCTCGGTGATGCCCAGCGCCTCGGCCTTGATCCTGACCAACGAAAGGAGACGCAACGCGCTCTCGCTGATCCCGATGGATTCACCCTGGAGCGCCAGTTCAGCACGGAGCCGGAGCGTTGACTCGGTAAGCCCGATCGCTTCCGCGGTCACGCGATTGAGCACGCGCGCAACGACTTCATCCTCGGTGATGCCAAGCGACTCGGCGATCACTTGCTTGAGGGTTGCGAGATGCAGCTGCGACTCGGTGATACCGAGCGCCTCGGCGATCGAGTGCGCCTGCGACTCAAGCCGCCCGGCGTTGTCCCACGCCTCGATCCCCTCGGCCTGGATGCGGATGCGCCCGCGGACATGAATCTCGACTTCAGTCGCACCGATCGCCTCGGCCTTGATCTGGATGCGTCCGCGGATCGTGACGTTCGCATCGGTGATCCCTAGCGAGTCGGGCGCGAACTTGACGAGGTTGAGCCCGCCGGTGCTGAGAACGTAGGCATAGCAGAACCCGACAAACTGCCGCTCGGCCTCGGTAAGATTCACCTCCTCCGTGGCGGGCGGCAGGATGCGCGGGACGGGGAGCCCGATCCCGATGCAGCTACCGCGCTTGAGTCGGGTGTTGATAGCCACCTAGACTCCCCACTCTCCGCGCACGAACGTCGTCGCATCGTCGGAGAGCGCAGCCGTCGATACGTCACCGGAGTTTGCGTCGTTGCGGAGCGTCTGCGTCGAGTCGGTCTGCGTGATCCTGTTCCGCGCCAGCATGAACAGCCACACGAGCTTGTCCTTGAGCGTGGAGGTCGCCGCGGGAACGGCGCCAAGCTCGGCGAAGGTGTCGGTGTCGATCGCGCCGAGCGAGCCCTTGAAGTCGGGAAGACTGCCGCCGATGGCCTCAACGCCGGCTCCGGAGATCGGCGCGACCGCCTTGATCCCGTCGCCGCTGGTTCCCCCGCCGGTTGCTAGGACACCGTGCCCCGTCGCCCCGCCCGTTGTGGCAACGCCCGACCCCGTACCGTTGCCCGCCACCGAGATACCGTCGCCGTTGCTGGCCGCCCCAGCCACTACGACCATGCCATGCCCGCCGGCAACACCGGGCGATCCTTCGGCCTTGATACCGGGATTGCCGCTGGCCCCGGTCGTACCTAAGCCGTGGAAACCGACCCCGCCCGATCCACCGCCTTCAGCCTTGAAGCCCGCCCCGGTGCCCGCGCCCTTGGCCTTGAAACCATCGGAGTTCGACCCTTGGGCTTCGGCTGCGAATCCGTAACCGCTGGTAGCTCCCCCCTTCAGGTTGCAACCGTGCCCCGTTGCTCCCCCGGTCGATTTCCATCCGGCCCCGGTTCCATTTCCTGTCGTATCTAGGCCGTGTCCAGAACCGCTAGTCCCGGCAGCGATCACCAATCCGCTACCGGTTGCCCCACCGGTGATCGTCATCCCGGCGCCCGCACCGTTCCCGAGCAACTTGACCGCTTCCGCCGAAGCACCCCCGGTGATCTGCACCGCTGCACCGCTGGCCCCGTTCGTAATCTCCAGCGCGCCCGCCGCCTCACCATTCCCGGCGATGGTTACCTTCGTGAACTTGACCGCCGCCCCCGTCGGGCTGTTTTTGAAAATGGCCTCGATGTTGTCCGCTGCCGTGGTGTCCGTCGAGATCGCGGTCACGTCCGCGCTCACGAGCCCGCCGGCCGTGATCGGCACCGCTGCACCCGTTGACGTGATATTCGTTGCTGCCGTGACCGTGCGTGCCGCCGTACTCCAAACCTTATCAGCCGCCGCCTGCGAGAACTCAGCCGATCCGATGGCATCAGTCGCGATCGCATCGGCAGTGATGGCACCCGACGCGAACGCCCCGACTCCGATGCCGCCGGTTGTCAGCGAGTATCCTGTCTTGTCGTTATTCGTCCCGACCGTCACCGCGCCAGTCGCCACCGTGATCGTGCCGCCCGTGCTCGTGATGTTCGTCGCCGCCGAGAGCGTGCGCGTCGTCTCGCTCCACACCGACTGATCCACCGAGAACGTGTGCAGCATCGCCGTCGCGATCGAGTCCACCGTCGCGGTGATGCGGATGCAGTAGTCCTTCCCGTTCTCGTATCCGTTCGCAGTCGAGAGCGTGATCTGTTCGGAGTAGAAGCCGATCGTCCCGGCGTCATCAAGGAGCGCCATCGATCCCGTGGCAATCGCCGTTCCCGTCTCGTCTTCGTAGACGCCATAGCTCGGCGCGCTCGCGGCGTCGTACACCGTCCCGTCGGCCTTGAGCGACTGCACGTAGAAGGTGAGCGTGTCGTCGATCTTTCGGGAGCCGAGGTGAGCCATCTACCCTCCTGCCAGCATCGGACGACCGCTCCCGCCGAGTTGTTCGAGACCGAGCGACACCTTGCCCGCGGGCGCGACGTAGGGCACATACTCGACCAATCCCCAGATTGCCGAGTACCACGTATCGGGAGCGGCATCGGGGCACTGCACGCCGATCTGAGCATCATCAATCGTGGCCTGCGTCCAGGCGACTGAACCGTTCGGATTGAGGTAAAACGGCTCCTGCAAGCGCGGCAAGCTCGTGCCGTTCGTCCGCCATACGGCATCCACGCTGAGCGAGCGCGTGGCCGACGACAGCGCCTCCGTACCGCTTACGAGAACACCGAGCTTCGTGGTCGTCGGAAGGCTTATGCCGGTAGCAGGACAGTGACGACAAGCAATCGCGATCAGCTTGACAGTATCGCTAGACCCGATCCCGCATGCCGTAGCTTGGCAGTAGAACCGCTCGTTGTTCGATTCGAGCTTGTAATAGTCCGTGGCATCGTTCGGCGGGTTGTCGTCCACCTGCCCCCAGTCGTACCCGGAGTCGGTGCCGCCCCGTGAGCCTTGCGCGTAGCTGCCCACATCGTTCGGCACGACCTGCACGATCTTCCCTGCTACATCCGGCCACGAGGTCTCATAGCTGCCGGCAGTATCGTTCACCGCTACATCATCAATCGTGAAGTTGAAGGGAACTGTCGTGGTAACGTTGGAGCCGGGACCGACATAGATACTGTCTGCATACGTCTGACTCGTGCCGCTACCGCTGGCGAA